TGACACAATGCGTGGTTCGGCAATTCCTATTAGAACTATTGGTCTTGGCCAGATTGCTTCTGCAGGATTACTAATCTTCGCATCAGGAACAAAGGGTCAACGAATCTTAACACCAAATACTTCTATTCTTTCTCACCAATATAGTTGGGGTGCATTTGGTAAAGAACATGAATTGTTTGCTACTGTTAAAGAATTTGACTTAACAACTAAACGAATGATTGCTCACTATAAAAAAGTAACAGGATTAAGCGAAGCGCAAATTCGCGATCACCTATTACCACCACAAGATATTTGGCTGTCTGCTGATGAAGCCAAGAAACTTGGACTTTGTGATTTAGTAAAGGACTTAAAATGATTAAGTGGTTAAAATATTCAGGGGTATGGGTTACGCTGGTTTTAAATCCATACCATTGGCGAGTTGCCTTTGATTATGAAGGTCCAAACGATATGGATCCAGCGATGCATAATGCAGTACTGTCGCTTGGTCCAGTAAACATGAGGATAGTTATCGATGATGGAAGTTATTAAAAATTTTAAAGGAATTACTATGAGTGAAGGTAAATTAATCGTTATTTGTGTTACATTGATTGCTCTTGCAGGAATTACTTCTGTAGCCTATTACAAAACTCAAGAATCTGCAATGATGTCTAGAAACATTGAGAATGGTATTGTAAAGGGAATTGACCCTGTAGCTGTCCGCTGTGCGTATGCAAACCCTTCTGACAATGTCTGTGTAGCGTATGCAGTAAGCAAACAAGCCCATACAGTGGCTCTGGACGCTAAAAAATAATGCTTGACATTAATTCGTAATTCAGGTATAATTATATTATGACTACTACTTGGAGGTTTTATCATGGAATTATCTAAACAAGAATATCTTGACAAGTTCTCACTTTGCGCAATAGATCACGATCTTCCAGCATTGGAAAAGATTCGTGCTTCGTTGGTCGCTCAGCGTAAAACTATGGATAAATGGTTTGACAAATACCTTGATATGTTCGAGCGTAAAATGAACGCTGACGAAACGGACACTCCAATCTGGAATCTATACAAAACAAAATCAAAGGAATATAGTGAACTTAACGGAGTTATTACAACAGCGGATGTCTATATCAGAAAACTCAAAAATGTTTGAAGATTCTAAATCGTTTTCTCTTTATATTGAACAGATGGCTCGAGATAATAATTGTTCTCATGTCGATGCCATCCTACAATATTGTAAAGAAAACTTTATAGACCCAGAAGAAATTAAATCATTGATTAACAAATCCCTCAAGGAAAAAATGAAGATGGATTTTCAAGAGAGTGGATTATTACCTAAGACTGCGAAATTAGATGTCTAACAATTCTATTACTCCACCAATTTGGGTTGTTGTTGCAATTGTTTTTATAGTAATGTTTTGGGTATTAATATTTGCTCTAATGCCAACCCATGGTGTGGTAAAATATGATTGTCGTATGGCAGAAATTTCTCCAGATTTTCCAGTTGAAGTTAAAAATGAATGTAGGAAGAAATTAAGTGGACGGATTTAAAGTTTGGAAACTTTACATGGCTGTCAAGTTACATTTTACTACTAACTCTTATAATGTGTTTAACAATCGTGGTCATGTAAAGGGAGCAAGAGATACATTCTATGCTCGTAATGATAGGTTTATATTTGAAAAGTTGGCAAGGAAATTTCCAACTGAACGAGATATAATTCAATATTTCGTTGCAAATTTTGCTTATGGTAACCAAGAAGTTGTGTATGAACCATCTACTGGTGATTCGAACTTAATTACTTGGAACAAGCGTAAGCAAAGTATTTCTCAGGTTTTTGAAAGCGATCTTCACACGATTCTTTTGCATCTTGAGAAAAATGGCATGACTGAGAAACATCTATATGAAGGTAATCCTCCTGAGTTATTTAAGTTGTATCTTGGTGGCTACATCACTGTCGAGACTATGGTTATTCTAAATTCCTTTGTGGATTATTTGACAACATTAAAGTTGCAATTAAATTTGCTTTGGGCTGAAGAATGCCGTATAATTGATAAGTGTAAAGGGTTTGTTAAGTTTGACAGAGACAGACTTTTACAAGTATATCAAACATTTAAACAGGAAACAGTAGAGTTGTAATATGACTCCAAAGAGGGATCGTCAATACGAAGACGATGGTGAACGCAAGTCTAACAGGAAACTGAAACATGCGCCAAACCAAAAAGGTAAAGGTATGAAAGTACTAAATAGATATGTTGAGGAAGATTATGAAGATGACTTTGACGACATAGATGATGAATACGATAATACTAATACACATTAATACATTTTTATACAAAGGAAACATACGATGGATATTCAAGCACTTCGCAAAATGCGCAACACTGATTTCGGTAAAATCACTTCCGAATTCGAAAAAATTGCTAACCCAGAATCTAGCGGTGGCAATAAATCCTACCAAGATGATCGTTTATGGAAACTAGAAGCTGATAAAGCTGGTAACGGCACAGCCACTCTTCGTTTCTTACCACGAGTTGAGGGCGATGAACTCCCATGGGTTCGTATCTTCAATCACTCTTTCCAAGGTCCAACTGGAAAGTGGTACATCGAAAACTCTCTTACCACTCTCGGTGAGAAAGATCCTGTTGGTGAATTAAATTCCAAACTTTGGAACAGCGGTTCTGACGCCAACAAAGAAATTGCTCGTAAGCAAAAGCGTAAGTTATCTTACATCTGTAATGTTTTGATCGTTTCTGATCCTAAACATCCAGAGAACGAAGGACAAGTTCGTTTGTTCAAATTCGGTAAGAAAATTTTCGACAAGATTATGGACAAAGCTCGTCCAACTTTTGAAGATGAGAAGCCAGTAAATGTGTTTGACTTCTGGGAAGGTGCGGATTTTAAACTCCGTATGCGTAAAGTAGATGGTTATGCTAACTATGACCAATCGACTTTTATGGAACCATCTGCTGTTGCTGATGGCGATGAAGAAAAACTTTTGGAAATTGCTAACAAGCAATACAAGTTGTCTGAGTTTTTGGATCGTAAAAACTTCAAATCTTTTGAAGAATTGTCTAAGAAACTTTCAGATATTCTTGATGGAGAAGGTACTCCTGTTAAATCTGCTGCTTCATTAAGCGAAGATGAGGATTATACTCCACCAACTCGTTCGACTACTACAACTGTAGCATCTAAGCCAGTTTCAGTTTCTAAACCAGCTGAAACAACTGATGATGACGATGAGGATGTAATGTCTTACTTCCAGAAAATTGCTGACGAAGCATAATTGAAGTTGAGTTAAAAAGAAAGGGAGCTTCGGCTCCCTTTTTTATTATGCAGCGTATCTACTAGAGATATACCTATTGACAGTCGAATCAGGATTTCTAATATCCGATCTTTGACTTGCTTGAGCGCTACCATGATTATTGATTGTTGTCGATGGAGCATTAACAACACTTGTTGACTGATTTCCGATAATAGTTTTATCAGCTGCCATATCCGCATTAGACTTTGATGCTCCCATAATATCTGGAGATTTTAAATCAGCTGCAGCTACCATTGCTGGAGTTACACCTTCTGGTAATGCTTGACTAGATTTATCTCCACCAAAACCAAGCATTCCTTTAAGACCTTGGTAACCCTCTACTAAAGAACCACCAATACCAGATCCAAGTTTAGAACCACCCCAATATCCTAATGCACCACCAACAAGCCCACCAATTGCAGTTCCAACGACAGGAACAACTGAACCAATTGCTGCGCCAGTAGCTGCGCCAGCCCATGCACCACCTGCTCCACCAACACCCCCACCAACTGCTTCACCTTTTTTAACATTCGCTTGGTCGTGGGTGATATCACCTCTGGCTTCAGCTTCGTTAGCATCTCCCCAACCAGTGTAAGCATCGTATGCTCCCATGGCGATACCACCGATTGCTCCGAGTTTACCTGCATTCTTGCCAATAAACCCTGCAGCTTTTGATAACATACCACCACCAGCTTTAGCACCTTTGCCTACAAAATTAGAAGCAGCATCTAATAATCCACCTCCACCACCAAGTCCTTCTGCGGCAATACCAAGTAATGCTTCAAGTTGTTTGTGTTGAACATCTAAGGATTCTATTAGAGTTTTTGCTATCGTATCTTCATCTGCGAGCATTTTATGCTGTTCTTGAAGTTGGTCAGCAGCAACTTTCTTTTGTCCTTCTGCTTCCTCTTCTTTAACAGAGTGATTCATTTCAGTTAAAGGAGTTCCTCTAGCATCTTTAAAATCTTTCGCTCTTCTTGGATCCATTTCGACCAACTCAGCAACTGCTTTATCTCTTGCTGCGATATCTTTCTTTTTGGCGTTGTAACCTGCGCCAGTAGAATAATCCATTTTTGCTTGGTGTTCTTTTACCTCAGCTTCTTTCGCTTTAATTGCATCAAATCTTTTTCCAGCATCTTCTCTCGCATAGTCTTCGCCTTTTAAATTCTTTAAGGCAATTCCTCGTTTATCATTTGTTAATGCTGATTCGATATATTCTTTTTTCTCTTTGGCAGTTGCTTGTTTTTCTTCTCGTTTAGTTAAGTATCTGTCAATCGCACCTGTTGCGCTATACTTACCAACTTTTAATCCTGTTAGATTTTCAGCTTTTTGTAGCCAACTGTCTTTCTTAACTGCGTCGCCTTTGGCTCCACCAAGAAGGAATGATCTTAGACCACCTGTTTGTTTTGCTTTCTCGGCATCAGATTTTTCTATGCCAGCAGTTACTTTATCTCCACCACCAGCTTTAACATATGCTTTGATATTGTCTTTTAGAATTTTACCTAGATCTTTTAAATTCTCGTTTAATTCTTCTTCTCTTTTCTTTTTTTGCTTAAACTCTTCATCATTTGCCGCATGCTCAACCTGCTCGGACATTTTCTTAACATCCATAGACAAGTTCATACTTGAGGATGTGTTGATTTCCAAAGCTGCAGTATTTTTCTTCTGTAGCTCTGCTTGTAACTTGAGCAGTTCTTGCATTGTCATATTACTTGTTCTTCTCTATTCGTTGTTTTTCTTCTTTTAAATACTCGACTAACATAGCAATGTAAATCTCTCGTTCAAATGGGATCATGTTTTCAATCTCAGTCAGAGAATATTTGTGGTATTGCATTAGCGCAAAGTTTGTTTTATAATAATTTGCTAATGCCTCATGACTGAGATTAACTAAAAAAAACTTGCTGTTCCCTCCAAAGCTGTAACATTATGTGTTCCGCAAGCAGGACAATCAAATTCAATATCCTGTTTAAATCTAGGAATGTTGACAAAAAAGTTTTCTAATTTGTCAAACTGTTCTTTAGTTAAATTCATAACGAACTCTTCAAGTTCAGCTCTAGTTTGATCTTTCGCATAAAATACTTCATCACCATTAAATACTAAATCTATACAATCAATAACAACTTCCATAACAGCATTAATGTCTTCAGTTTTACCATCAGCTTTTCTGAAAGTATCTAAATTTGGGTAATGCATTACTACACCAGTTTCCCCAAACAACATAATTTTATTACTGTGTTCTGGTGCTCTAACAATAGGAATTTTAGTTAAATCGATATCAAGTTTAACTTTGTTCTTTTCTTGTTCGCAGTGCTGGCAAGTAAAAATTAACTCAACATATTCGCCAACAGATTTTGCTCTAATCTGAGTAAATAAAAATTCAATGTCAAATATCGCCAATTTATTTGGGTCAATATCGTCTTTAACACAGTTTTTAATAATTTCTTTCAATGTAGCAATCATTACATCAATGTCTTCGCTCTGTTGAGCCAAAAGTAATGCTTTTTCTTCTTTTACCAAAAATGGTCTAAAAGAAATTTTTTGACCAGTAGAAGGAATCTCTACATTATATAATGGTGTATTCATCATTGGCAATGCCATAACTCACTCTCCCTTATTCATCTTTTCAATCAATTTGTTCAATTCACTTGTGCTACCAACGAAGATAGCATTGTTTGTAACACTTTTGGCGCCACCTTTCGGTTCGTCCAATTTTTGTTTCTGTTGATGTAATTCCATCAATTGAGTATTAATATCTGCAACCTGTTTCATCAGATTTCCAACAACTTCAAATGCTCTTGGATGTTCAGACTGTTTAGCGACAGCCAAAGCAGCATCTAATGCATGCTGACCTTTACTTAATAAATCAAGAAGGTTTGCTCTTGTCTTGTCATAGTCAGATTCAACCTTCTCTTCTTGGGATACTAAAATTTCGCCAGTTTCAGCAACAATTATATCAGTTGGTTTTTTATCAATTGGCGTCATATTAAAAATATCGCTCAAATTATCATCAATTTTCATTTTATAAGTCGTTTCTAGTATTTCTTACTGG